CTGGGTCGCAACCAATGAATGTATTAACAGGTATATCATTATCATCCTTAACAATATAATTAATTCCATCTTCATGTTTATAATAACCTTCCCAATATTTTATGTGTTCTCTTCTCCATATAGCATCTTCTTTTGATTGTACTTCCATCATATATTCTTGATAGAATTTTTGAGGTTGTCCAGAATCAGCGTAAAATCTTTTCTTTTCTTGTATCTTTGATAATGGAAACCATCCTTGCCATAATGGAGTTTCCTCATCTAATAATGCTTTGTACGTTATAACTTTCCAAGCAAATTCTTTATTTTCTTTTTTTGCTTTAGCATGTTTTGATATTAATTGATTTATAAATGAATCATAATGTACAGGAGTACCATTAACACGCAACCTACCAGTATGAGGTTCAATAGCAGGATAAACAACAGCAGTAACAAGGTTAGCATTTTTATCTCTGGCTTCTTTCGTAATAGTATTGGCTTCATGCTCGAAGTCATCGAGTACGATAAGGTCATATCTTTTATGTAATTTCGCACCCCCTCTAATTCCTGCAACATTACTTTTACTAATGAGTTTACATCCATTTCTTAATTCTATATCCTCTTCTGTCCATTTTTTTCCTTTCATTGGGCCAAAATAGTATTTAATTGAATCATTGTTTTCTAAATGATATTTTATATAATCCATATTACCTACGCTAAGTTTCTGTGTAGCAGATACCCATGCATAGAATAAAAAGTTTTCTTTTGTTGCAAATACAAAATCTTTAATAATAGATGCTTTTGTAAGAACTGTCTTACCATGCCCTCTAGGAACAATAATTGCAGTTTGTTTTATATTCTTATCATCTATTGCATCTGCAATTTCATAATGAAAGAATGGAGTTTCGGACCGCATAAAATCATCTGGTAAGAATAATTTACCAAACGATATAAGGTCTTTATATGCTAATTGAAGAGCTTCTTCAGCTTTCGTTATGTTCTGACTGTTTATATTTGCCATCTAAATATTCTTGAAATTTATCTTCTAATTTTTCCATTTCAATAAAATCATTTAATAATGTTTCAGTTATTCTAAGTCTTTCCGTAACAAATTGCAATTGACCATATATATTTTGTATAGAACGTTTCATATCGTGTTTTGTTATTGTATTTCTTTTTTTCATGTCGCCTCCATTTTTTCTGGTATTTCAATTATATCTATAATTTTACGAATCCTTAGTATATCGTAATATGTTTTTGATGACATATCGTAAAGTATATATTCTTTTTTTATTTCATTGTTTAATTTTTTTAATAATACAATAGCCTCATCTAATTCCATTTTACTTGGAACATCGTCTAATGCATCATTCCATTTTTCTCTATTCATGATTTTCTTAAAAACTTTAAATATTCACAAGCAACTTCTGGATTAAATATTGTAGTTATTAATCTATTATCATCGTCATCGTATCTAGGGTCAATAATAGTTACAGGACAATTAAATATATTTTTATCATCCAATCCTAATTTGTCTGCATAACTATCCATTATTTTAAATGAAGCAACTTGTAATGCGTGTGATATTAAACCAGAAGCTGCATCTTTTAAAACTTGATACCCACTTACATGAGTATGCCCACAAGTTAGTATGTGGTCTTTCCATCCCATTTGAGCTGCTTTAGCAACACCATGAGCTGTATTCCACATTGAATTACCTTTAAATGTATGTCTTGCATTTACAGTAATTTCTTTACCATTAGGAAATATTAAATTCATTCTTGCACCAAATCTTTCGTACAATCCTTTATGGTCTCTCATTATAAATTCTAATGGGTCTCCATCACCCGACCATACATCATGATTGCCAGCAACTAAGTATAACCAATTAAGTTTATTAACAAAGTATTCTGTAAGTCTCCATGATTCTTTTGCACTAGTAGATTGTTGCCCATACAAAGCTTGCAATCTTCCTATCCAATTGTTTTGTATGTCTCCTAAATTACCAGCAAACATTCCTTCTGTATTATTAATTAAATCTATATACATTAATATTTGAGATAAATCTGTACCATCGTCATCAACATGAGGGTCTCCAAAATGTGCAATACCTATTGGACCGTCAACATTTATATTAATATCTATTAATTTTCTACTTTCTTTTGATTTCTTTTTTTGTCTATATGCCTTTGTTCTGAAGTTTATAATTTCTTCTATTGGCATTAACTCTGGGTCTCTATCAGCAACTTTAAATGGAGACTCTTCTACTATAATAGGATTTAATGTTTTTCTACCACAAGCATAACAACACCATTGTTGTTTTTTATTTTTTTTATAATAACTAAATCCGTCTTTTCTTAAACTTCTTGCTCCACAATGGGGGCAACCAATAATATTACCATCATCGTCTTTTCTAAATTCGTCAACTGTTTGTTTAATTGTCGTGTTTGAGTTCCCCATTTTTTCCCTCGGATATTTGTTGTCTTGATGCACCTTCTAATTGGTCTTGTGAAAAACCTTGAAATACTCCAAGTAATCCTGTTTCTGTTGTTTTAACATTGTTACCAGAAGTACCTACTATTTTTCCAAGTTCTTTTACAGATTGCAATGTTATGTTGTCATCTTCACTATAATCAGCAAGATGTTTTAATTTATTAAGAATGTACTCATGGTCTATTCCTAATCCTTTTGCTACGTCTAATACTGATTTTTGTATTTCTTCCATTACTCTTTCCTGTTTTAATAGTACAGTTGCTTTCTTTCTTGCTTTTTGGTCGTTTACTTCTTTGTATGCATTTTTATACGCTTCTACGGCTCCCATACCGACAACGACATTTGTAGCAAATTGCCTTTCTTTGTTTGTTACTTTTGTTCTTTTGTGTATTCGTTCCGATGTATTTTTTATCTTAGTAGAGAATGTATACCTATTTGGATGATTATCAAAGTCTGTATCCATTTTTGTAGATTTTTTATTAATAAAACTTCCTACAACAGTACGAACCCATCCTTTAGCATAATTATAGTTTTTAGTATCTCCATGATGACTTACGCCATTTTTTACTTTTAACAATTGGACTATTCTATTATCATCACTATGCACCCAATCTCCTTCGTTAGCTTTTCGCCAATCTGGATGTACTATTTTATTAGGGTGAGTCTCTCTAAACTCGTTTATGTCTTCGTAGACATAATGTTTTACATTTTTAATTTTTCTTTTTTCTGCCATCTTAATGTTGTTTCTGTTAGCAATAATACTTGAGCGGACAAATTATCTACTAATTCTCCTACTTCTTGTGGCACTAAATAAACCTCATCATCTATTTCTAAAGGAACTAGGTCTTTAGATAACCTTATTAATATTTTTTCTTGTTCAGATACCGAAAGGTTTGACAATCCTTCTATTAATTCTGACATCTTTTATTACACCTTTATTTTATCCCGACCCAACCACCCATTAAGTTAAACTACAAGTCAATAGTATTCCAAGTAAAAACCCCAGTTATTATTAGAAAAAATTGTAGGATTTTGTTATGTAGCCTTTTTACCCATATATACCCCCTATAAGGGGGATTTCGCAAAGCGATTTTTAGTTATATTTCATTTATAATAGAATTATATGATAATATTAATTAATAATAGGAGTCAGTAATGACAAGAGAAGAGTTGAAAGAAGAGGCTAGTAACACTATCAGAAAGATGGTGTCAGCGCATAAGAAGGCGCCGCTAAGAGGTACTTATAATAAGTTCTTAGGCAATTGGTCTACAGGAAAGAATGATATTATAAAAGCTGCAACAGCGCATCTTAAATTGTTAAATAGTGTATCTCAAATGTTTCATGGAGAAGACATAATTAGCTTTGAAGAAGAAACAGTAGAAGAATTACCAAAGGTAAGTATTAACAACTTCTAAGATTAGGGGATTAATTTCCCCTTTTTTACTGCCATTTGGCATCTTTAACTGCTAATAGAACCTATAGTTGTCGTAATTAGAAGAAGTGTATCCACCAAAGTCAAACACTATGAACAGGGATTATTACTTCTATTTTTACGATAACTTGGGTATTAACTTTTGTAGGAGGAATT